TACATTCTTACGCCAACCTGCGTATATCCCGATCCAATAAACAGATGGTCGGTGTTGTAGTATCGCAAGCGCAACAGACCGTATTGGTCAAGACGAATGTTTGAATGCGTATTTCCGTAACTTGTTTGGAGTATCAACTCCCTGCGAGTTCCGGCTCCAGTAATCTCCGGCTTAATTTTAAAAGCGTTCGATTCCGTGAAGATTTTTAAAAACTCAGTGTCGGTCGTGTTCGTGTGACTATCGCCGAGGTTAAACAGTTTGAACGAGCCATTAGTTTCGACGTTTAGGTTGCCAGAGAATGAACCGTTAACATTGTAATTGTTAGCCCATCGGAGAATTATGTTTCCGAAATTAAACGAGTCGTTTGATTGAGGTTCAAAGTTTCGCCACGACCTAATTGCTCCTGCGGTTCCAGCACTGACGCGAAAGTAAGAATAGCCCGCTACGTTCTCTAGCCTGTCCGTTAAAACTCGACCACTGAAGTCACCATCTACACCTGTGAGAGTTTGCGTAAAAGTATTATCGCCCGTCCAAGTATTGTCGCTATCAAGCAGACCATAATCCGATGGATCAACACCTATAGCCGCGCGTGCGGCTGCTTGATCGGCAGCAGTGATTAACGACCGCCCAGTAGCAGTCGAATCGTAAATTGAGACTGCTGGAAATGAGAATACGCCCATGCTGCTTCCCTACTACCAAGCTGCAACAGTTTGGTTTCTTTGGTATTGAATGTTAAGACCAAACAGCCAAGCATCCTCAGCCATGTCGTCTGTTCCGTCAGTGTTTCTGTAAATCTCAAACACAACAATGTCGCCAAGTGAAGCCGCACCGCCAACGGTTATTGCTGGTGTAGCAGGCGTTCTCTGCATCTTCGTGCCGCTACTGGCAAGTAAAGTATCGCTAATCACTTGCGGAGTCCCAAGGGAAGCGTCAATGGTGTCATTGTCAGAAAGGGCATTGGCCTTTAGCCCCCATTCAACAGTGTCACCTGCCGTTGAGCCACTAGCTGAAGACCAGTAAAACTTTGCTTTAATTGTGCCTCTGTTCCAATCCTCTGGCATTACTATGCTGAACTGAACACGTTCCTCGGTCGCACCGCCGTCAAATGCAAAATACTGCACGTCAACGTCATTTGTCCCGTATTCGTTCTTTGCCAATGCAGCAGCCCCGTTTGTGGTGCATGGGTGCATTTTTGACGAATCCACATAGATGTTGGCGTAGTGACCAACGGTTTCTAAGTAAGTCTTGATTCTGCTTACCTGAGACTTGCGGTTGGTTCCAGAGGCTCCGTCATCAACAATGATTAAATCGGTAGAAGCCAGCCCTGCCCCAATATCTGCCGTTCCGTCAATATCTAAACCTGCCACATCGCCAGAGCCAATGTACGTCTTTAGGCGAGCCATTGTTGCTTTGCGGTTTGTACCACCAGCCCCGTCATCAACGATAAACAGATCGGCATCAACTAATGCGGCTCCAATGTCTGTCGCGCCGTCAATGTCGAGGTTGGTGATGTCCTCAACGGCCTCCGAGACTGCCTGCTCTGTCGGCAATGCACTATCTGACTCACTGCCCGTAAACCTAACCGTAGTGACGACCGACAGCCCGTCCGTAAGCGTCTTTGCGGCAGAATCCCATTGCGGGACGTTGTATTGAGTTGTCGCCACAGGCGCGATGACATCACCCGTAGTGACGTTCATAAAAGCCGAAAGAACTGCTGGGGTAACGTATTTTGGAGTTCCACCCTGAAGACAGTAAATTCTATCAGTAGCAGTCGTTGTGCTTACTGGCGACAAACTGTTGACGTAGGCTGCGTAATCGACCCACAGTTTTGTCTCTAAGTTTGTAAGGGTGAGTTTCTTAGGAGTCCCAGAGTCATCGACAGTAAACATGTCAGCACCATTAGGACTTGCAGCAGCAAGGCCGGAAAACGTGAGAACCCCGTCTTGAAGCCCTGATGCTGCAAATGTAACCAACGTGTCAACGTCCAGCTTGTATCTAGTTCCACTCCGTTCCATCAACAGCATGTCACCGGAAGCGGCAGGGTCAGCTTCAGCCATTCCCCAGCCAAAGTCTTCTACGTCAAGTTCCGCTGCCAGATAAGTGTTTGCCAACACCGTCAACGTCATCTTCTTGGCTGTTGTCCCTTGAAGAACATACAATGTGTCCGCGTCTACTGGCGAGCTTACCGCAGACAACGCGGCAAGATAAGAGTTGAATTGTGCTTGGACTCTTGCCGAGAGGTTGGCAAAGGTCACTTTCTTTGCGGTTCCACCTTGGGAAAGAGGATACTCATCTGAATCGGCAAGTGTTGCAGCACTCAACGCCGCAATTTGCGCTCCCAACGATCCATTTTCCGTGTTGAAATACGCACCCAGCGTATCAATGTCGATGCTGTATTTTGTCCCACCGCGATTAAGTATTAACTTGTCTGCACTTGTCGCCGGAGTAACCTCACTTGGGTCTGTCCAAAGGTAGGCGTATACATAATCGCACAAAGCATCAAGATCAAAGGTTCCCTCTGTCCCTGAACGCTCCATGATTAACGCATCGCCGGTGGTTGGAGTCACCGCGCCGGAAGCTGTCAAAGCCGCAATGATGTACGCTTTGATTAAATCAGGGGTCTGGTATTTTGTAGTTGATCCATCAACAACGGCAATCTTTTCACTACCCCCGACCGTATCAGCCGGTAAAGCCGAAACAAAGTTTTTGTAATATACATCAGCCATTATCTGTACCTGCCTGAAAGTTTTAATTGCATACTTGCTCCCTCGAAGCTCCATCTGTCTGTTGATTGAAGCCAAATGCAGCACCAAAGCGATGAAACTCGCGGGTATTGAGCTAGAGACCTTCCAGCCGACCATGTATCCGTGTGCTTGACGTAACCGGAGTAATCTCCACCCGCTTGAAAGGCTTCTATAGCCAACTTTGCGTTATCCGATGCTTCTTCGGCAGATGCACCAACAACAACTCTCCAAGTTACAGTGCCGCTTCCTGTGCCTAAAGCTCCATGAAGCATGTTGATTATTCCACTTCTATCAACTGAACCCAACCTCATTGCTCCCATGATTACATGGCTTTGAATTGCAGTCCCATCGTCGTCGCTCCCCCCAACCTTTCGCACGTAACCATCATTGCCACCAAGTATCACTTCACCCTTGTGCTTGCAAACTGCTACAGGTGAATGGTCATTTTGAAGCCGAACTGCCCACCAAGCCTCTGTCTGTAATTCGTAAACCCAATGGGTATCATTTCCACCTGCGGTTTTTAAATACACATGTATCATCTTCCGTTCTTGCTCGTACTCCATCAGGACGGTCGTGGTCGAGGTGTTTATGTCATCCAATTCGGCGGGAAGTGAATTTTCAGAAACCATAGCAAGTCCCGAACCGTCAGCCCCCACCTTGTAAACGCCACAATCAGATAAGAAGAAAATTGTATCGTCCGATTTGCACCATGCTTTAGACGAAACAATCCCAATATTATCAGACACTCTTTGAAGTTGCCCGCTTGCCGGATCACCTCGAAGAACCCAAAGAGTTGTCTTTGAAGCAATCATCAAAGAACTGTCTTTGTGTGAGATCATTGCAGTCGGAGCCAGCCCAACGTCTGAACTTAAAGCCAACTGCCATACGATTGCTCTGCTTCCGTCACTTATATCGCGTCCATAATCCCAATTTGAATAATCTCCCATCTTGGAAGCATAGATTGCATTATCGCCTCCTGAAACAATCAGCCTATCTCTATAGACAGCCCCAAAGGTCGCTCCAGTTGGAACAGTCCCAGCACTAGCTACGATCAAATCAGTTTGCCCAGTTTTAGGGTTAAAACGAATTACGCTACTGGCTGTCACGGCAAGAACAGTTTGTTGCCCGCTGACAAGAAACCCAGACGAAGGAGCAGCCACAGAACTGACAAGAATGTTATTTCCAGCATCGTCAGTCAGTAAATCTGCCGCATCAGATGGATCGTCGGGAGTTTCACCAAGATATGCAACCGGAGTTGCAAACACCCCGCCAGTCACCGTCTTGATGGATGAATCAACCAACGCAAAAAGAACTTCAGTAGAGCCAGATTCACTTGAAAGGTTAATAGAAGCAAGGTCGCTTATTGTTGTTCCCAAATCATTTGCAACAAACTTAGTTAAGCCAACTCGACTCCCGCCTCTCAATCGTCGCTCTATGTTGTCCTCATTGCATACATTCACCGCCCAAGGGCAGGAATAACTGCCTCGTTTTTGTTTGGGACGTTCCGGCATTCGCCGGTTAATCCCTTCAATCGGAAAATGAAGTTCAATAGTTCGCAACTGCTCATCCTTACGACAATGCTACGCTTCCGGTATTGGTCAAAATTTCCCAACGGAAAGTTCCAGCCGTTGCAGTTTCTACGCTTACCATGTGAAGCAAATCCCCAACGTCTGCAAACACAGCAGTTGTGTTGCCTGCTACGTTAAGACCATTGGTTGCCGTCACGGTGCAATCACCGCCATCGACTCGCATACGAACAGTAGCCATCAAGCCACCGCCAATTGGATCAGCAAGAGTTCTTGTTTCCGCTGCTGCTGTTTCCAGTTCAACAATCCCACCAAACCGATCAATGCCAATGATGCTTGCATCGCCACCATCTGTAAGTTGCAAAGGAGCCTTTGCCATGTCGTGTGCTGCTCTGTGTCCACTCATCTTTTTTCCTTATCTGCTTTTTAAGCTAACTAAAACAACGCCTGCTGCATTTGCAACAGCCTTGATACCCACAGCACCAACTAAGTCCTGTGGAATTGGGTACGCCCCATTTGCCGCAACAGTCTGGACAGTTGCAACGTAAGTTAAAGGCGTTAAGCCTGAATTTACAGTGTGCTTTGCAGGCTCGTATTCACCGCCAAGTGTATCACAAGCCAGCCAAGTCAATGAAGTAATAGATGAGCCATTAGGAATGTAAACCATTCCGCAATCAAACTCTCCATACCCAATTGCATCGCTGCTGCTTCCGTCTGCATCTGTGCCTACCGAATACGCTTCTGCTATTGAAAAATTTGTCATTATTTCTAGTCGTAGTAAACGACCCCTTCGTATGAATGAATTGCATTGCCAACATAACGACTATTGTCATTTAAGCCGCGAGAATCTGAATTGTCCGAATTGTAACCTAAGAAATTAGCCGAAAACGCATCAGCATCGTGGTTTATTGCCTGAGCTAAAAGCCGAGAAAATTCTTGTTGATGTATTTTTGAATCTTCCACAAATCGTTTTTCTGCAACAGCAAGGCATGACTCTAAAAACACTTCTGCCATTGCCACGCCTCCAAGCGGGTACTTAGAACTTCCGTCAATCATCAAAGGGCTAATTTTGTAGCGACCATAAAATGTCCAAGAATCGCTTGGCGAAGGGTAAAACGTGATTTCCCATCTTTGCCCTGTTGCTGCAACAAAACTTTTAGGTTGAACTGAAGCAATTACTGGACGGTCTGAACCATTGTAAGTTTGCTTCCTTCCCCTAACCATTGCTGGCGAAGTAATTTTAATTGAAGGCCACAGCGTGTTGTCTCCAGTTTTGTAATGAAGATTGCCATCAAAATTTCCGTCAAAACCTTCCGGTAAATCATAAGACGGTCTGTTTAAACTGTGAGTTGTTCCTGCGGCAGCAGTTGCAGTTAAATCATCTAGCGTGATTTGCGTGTCAGAATCTCTGACATTAACTGTATAAACTTGACTGTTGATATTTAACTCGCCCTGTTCTGCCCAGCTAGGCCAAGTCCCGCCCGACAAAGTAACAACTCCAGACGAAATTGTTACAGTTCCCGTTGTATACGCTGCGGTAGTAACAATTTGTGCTTCCGGTCGCATGAATGACCACTGGTGCGTCATTCCTTCTTTAAAATGTTGCGGGTAATAAACTTGCCGCAAACCTGACCTGATAATTGAATTGACTCGCGTTTCTTCAAGATCACTAAATGAATCTCTCCCAATGCCAAGATACTCCCCGACTTCTTCCGATAGCTGGGCGTAGCTAATTGTCATTGCCGAGGCAGAAGCAGCAGAAACCGGCGTACCGTCATTTAAAATTGGCATAATTTACCTTTTGTAAAAAACGAGCCTCCCCTTTGGAGATGGAGCAACTAAGGGGAGGCTCTAAAAAAACGGTAACGAACCGCTAGTCTGCCGCATAGCTCACTTGCGCACAAGCAAGAGATCGAATGTCAAGAGACACGTCATCTGCATGACCACCCTTGATTGCAATTGTCGGACAAAGACCTTGGCCGTCTGGAAAGACACCATCGGCAATGTCAGTTGAGATAATTGGATCGGACGACTTAACCAACGGAGTCGAGCGGTCGCCAACACCCCAATACAAATCCAACTTCTTCGTATTCGGCAAGTACCGCATACCAAAAATGTACCAAGTGTTGACTGCAATAGTTGCAAAGTCAGCTTTGTGGACAGTAAACGCACTACCCGTGTCTTGGTAAATTACATCCACGCCGGTTGTGTCGGCGTGAGTTGACATCAATCCAACCATGTCGCGATCAGCAATGTCAGCACCATTGTCAGCAATCATATTGCCATCAAGAGTGCCAGCACCGGCTAATCCGATAAAGAACGCAACATCGTTTGCTGTTACCGAGTCAACTCGGAAGCAACATTCAAAGCATAGCTCTTTAGCATCGGCTGCTGTGTCTGAAATGATAAACGGTTCACCACCGCCACCCCATTGCAATTCAGCAGCTTCGTTATCAACAGATGATGTCATTCGGAATCCAGTACCACCGGAATACTGAGCTTGAGTCAGTCCGGCTACGGTTCCAGTTGCATCGGTAAACGCCCGAACACCATTACCTGCAAGGACAGCCCCCGCACCGGCAGCAGCGTAAGGTGCAGCACCTACGTCAAGTTTGCACCCAACACCTTCACTGGCATCGCCACGAACAAATATTTCGCCTGCGGGAAAGTTTTTCCACAGGTCATAGGTCAACCCACGCTTGAGTTGATCTTCATGTTTATTTAAAAACTGCATCGCTTTTATCCTCAAAAAAAATTAAGTAAACTCTGGACACCCCTAACCAAAAACGCCACTACTAGGCAACGTGGAAAACAAAGCCACCTTGTCGTCGGTCGTAACAAACGAAGTTACCCCAGTTGTCCATGTGTCGCTCGCGAACGGTGTGCTGGTTTGC